AAATTCGCGCACCATAAATACCACCGATGGGTAACAATATATTTGAAAAATTAACGGAGAAATACCCGTTTATAACACTGTGCATGTATGCTAATTCTGAGTATGTGGGTGTGGTGCAAAATCGCGATGACATTGTGACCACCATCTACGACTTTGGCAGCATACAGGCCCAGGGCGACAAGCTACAGTTTCTGGATCTTGCGTCAACCTGGTGGTGGGAGAGCAACAGATCTATCCCTATCAACATATTTCTGCGTGGCGAGTGGGATCAGTTTCGTCCCACTCTAAGAACGTTTGTCAACAAAGACCTTGAAATACTACACGGTCCTGCCTGCTGCTTGATGGACATAGCCAGAAAGAAGTCAAAGAGAAAATCAATTACTCTTGTGAGACGCCTAGACTAACAGATTCATGTGCAGTGCTACCAGAGCACCGTAACCTATAGAATGCGCCTTTTTAAATGTATATCCCCGGCTGGTATCACCATTCCAGACTGATTCAAACACCTCAGGCCAGGGCAGATTCTGTAGGTGCGCCTTGCCCGGACGTATGATCGATATAAATGCAGCCATCCTGGGTATGCTGTCAGGCCTCATGGATTCAAGTAGGTGTCCATAATTGCCCACATGAACCAACTGCCTAGCCCATTCAGGATCTTGCCATAGTCTTGACCATGGAGGTGTGGCCGCAAGCACAGCGTCATAATGCTCAGGACTCTGAATCAACTGATACACACTCATGTTTAGAAAGTCCAGTTTGAAATAGCCACGAGATTCTGCTGACTCATAGTCTATAGCAGCACAGTGATTCACAGGGTCTTGCGGAATGTCTGTGACATACACTCCTGAATTATGACGTCTAGGCCTACCATCTGTGATCTGCCGTGCAGGTGTGTGCTGAATCAGTTTCAGTATGTGTTCGCGATCAGCAAAGTCAATGTCAATATCTGCGCTCATACTGTACACAACGCCACAACTGTTTTCAATTGCTGCTCAGCTAGACGCACAGCCTCCAGTGCATCTGCCACAGCAGGATGCTTTTGTGCTAGGCCCTGGGCTGCTTTCTCTTGTGTCATCTTTAGCCATGCCCAGGCCAGTGCTTCTTCAGCGTTGGATGTAAGGCCCACGCCGGATCCGCCGCCCATAGTAAGCCAGGTATTGCCATCATACACCTGTGTTTGGTTGTTGTGGTATCGCAACATGCCTGCACTGGCAGCACCTGGACTGATGTATGGTCCGCTGGGACTGGATGTTGTGACCCATGTACTTGTGGGATAAACGCTGGTGATCATTATGTTACCATCCTGCTTGTTTCAAAATGTTCTTGGCATAGGCCTGATCCTGGGGTCTATCCTGGAATCTCTTTTGCCAGGCATCGCTGTCAATATAGGGCCATATCATACTGACCTGTGTGGCATCTAGTTCGCTTAGAAACTTCTGCCCTGACTCCGAATTATAAATTACCCAGGCACTTATTCTACCTGCTGTGACAGCATAGCACAGAACATTGGCATTGCCGTATCTCATGCAATCATGTGCAGGGCTGGCGTTTTTTTCTGACCAGTCCATGCCAAACTCTATGGCTCGGGTGAGTGCATCATCCACTGCTTCTACCTTTAGATGATCCACTAGATACTCTGTGTATACTTTGTCACTGCACCAGTGATCAATCTTGCGATTGTTCTTCAACAACCAGGCCATGAATCTTTCTGGGTTGATCACTCGAGTGTTTACACAGTAGTGTCCAAACTTCACAAACGCACGATAATAACTGCTTTCACAAAAGGTATCGTGTGTTTTGTTTCTGGCCGATCCTGACATGCTTTCATAAAAGCGAATATAGGCTTGAAATCCCAGTCTTGGTCCCGGTTCGTCACGTTCTCTTTGACGACGTTTGGGTTCGCACATGTGAGCCTGTATAGATGTTTCTCTCACAAACTCTTTTTTGCAATATTCACACACATGGGTCATGCTAGTATTTTATGTTCTTGTATGTAATTTGTCAAGTACTCATTGACCTTTTGATGCTCACCCGATTTAGGATGTGTTATTGCCGGCGGCACATGATGTGAGCCGGCAGCATAAATTGTAGGTTCAACTCCCTGAGCATGCTGCCAGGCCACGGCCCGCCAGGCGAACCCTTCAATGATTTCTGGTCGTTGGAATAACCGTAGTCTAGCGTCATCTAGGTAGCTATGGTATGAATCATCAGCTTGTTGAAACACCAGCACCCGATGGCCACGATTTTGAATATCTGAGATTGTGCTGATTACACGATACATTAGATCTTCTGTGCGGTCTAGAAGACTATATACTTCGCTTTTGAGTTTGATTTCCACAAACTGCTCACTATCCCATGCAGACCATTGATGCTGCCATCTAGATTTGAACTCTTGATTTTGTGGGTTACACCAGGCACCCTCAAACTCATTGTCAGGATTGCAGATGGGCAGTTCAAGCCTAGACACAAAAGTTAGGCCCAACACATACAAAGTTGGCACTTGAGTGATATAACTGTGTTTGAGTGTGGTTCTTAGTATGCGACTATTTGCACTGCCACCAATTGCCAGGCTCACAGCCTGCGGAATGTTATGATGCCCAACCATACCAAGTTTGCGGGCAAGATCAATATGACCATTGCCTCTCGCATAACTTTCAGTATAACTACAGCCGTTGACTACTACCAGCTTGATCACTTTTTGACCGTGCCTGCGGATTTGTGATATGCATCTAGTTCTTTTTGTGTGACCAATTGGGCCATCACATCAATTTCATCGTCCTTGTAGGTGGGGTATATTTCCATCAAGGCCTTGCGCTTGGCACTGAGTCCTGCAACTTTTTTCTTGGGGGCAATCCAGGGATGTCGCATCGATCCCATGCCTGGACTTACTGCTGTGGCACACAACCATTGCAGTTTGGGATGGCGACCTATGTCAAAAAAGTGCTTGTTGAGATAGTGGTTGCAGCTCTGCACATAGTATTCTTGCAGTTCCTGAGCACCGTCTACTGCTGAACCCCAGCGCAACATCAGGAATGTGGAGAATTTTTTGCGCTCATCTGAGTCAAGTTCATCGTAGAAGCGTCTGTTCTTGGCGTCTAATTGACGCATCTCGTTTGAAATATGTAGTTTTTCACTCATGTGGTCTTGCTCAGTTGATAGATCATTATAGCACGTTCTAGAGCATCTTGTAAAGTGGGATTGGTTTTCGCCGTTCGCCGAATCTCTCCCCACATTTTATCATCCTGTATATGATCATACAAGGGTCTACCATCACTGGTTCTAGGGTCATGATCATGGCCCACTACTGTGCGCTCAAGTTCACCCATACGTCTGGAGTACACTGTGCCGCCCACACGCTCGTAGATCAAGGGCACACCAGGCACAAGGCTACCCATACTGATACCCGTACTGAACATGTGCCCAACGCAGGAATCGTTCTAGCCCTTCGCGGTCGTCGGGATAACTTTCCAGATACAGGCGGGCCAGGCGGTTGATTGTTACAAATACTTCGGGTTCTGTGTAGGGCATAAGTTACCAGGCCTTGTTGTAGTCTACTATTTCGCAGTTACGGCTGACGTCTTTCACAAAGTACACACAGTCAGGTTCTGCATCATCATTTAACGGCACGGCCAGCATCTGTCCATTCTTGAGTTTGGGTGCAAACCATGTTACTTCATGATACACATCCAAGATTTCAATATCCGGGAAGCTGGGACGGAAACTGGTCAAGGGATTGAATTGAAACACCTTGAAGCCACGATCATTGATGCTGGTCAAAGGCAACACTTCTAGGTCGCCCACATCCGGTTCGCCTATTAGGATTTGCCAGTCCATGGGCATCTTGATTGTGGTGTTGCCAATGCGCAATACTAGTGCAGGGCTGTTGAAACTTTCCAGAAATATCAGCGGGATAAAGTGATAGTCCGGGTCTTGCGGGTTGCTGTTGTCCAGGATAGCAAACCGCATATCATCTACTTCTTCAGGCAAATGATTCAGGTCATAAAATGTGTTGTCAAGTGTTAAAATTCGCATGTGTTAATAATACAGTATTTGTGTCACAAAGTCAACCATTATTTGATCTTCATCCACTCTAGTTTCTCTGCTGAGAATGGATAGTTGGCTTCCTTGTAGAACTGTTTGCGCTTGGTCAAGTGACGCTTGGCAAACTTGCAGGTGCTGGTTATATCCCAGATTTCCACATGATCTTTGTCCTCGGCTTTTCTAATGCCACGCCCGATACTTTGTATCACACGCACAAAGCTCTTGCCCGCCTCTACCAGCACAAGATTAAAGATGCGTGGTATGTTGATGCCCACAGCAGCCACACCGTAAGTGGCCACAATGATCTTGTCCGTGGCGTCCGCCACCTGGTTGTATTCGTCCTGGCGAGTTTTTGACTTGGTAGAACCTGATACAAATACTGCTTTGTCTCCCAGGCGTTCCACAAGTTGTCGCCCACATTCAGTTCTGTCTACCAGTACCAGAGTGTTGCCGGTTTCGTTTACCTTGCGTATCAGTTCGGCCATGGTGTCTAGTCGCCCAGACTCTTCCAACAGGTATTTGAGCTCGCTTTGATAGTCCTTGTACTCCACATGATCCACCAGTTGCACAATGTTCACATGGCACTGTGCCAGTACACCTGCATCTTGTAGTGTGCTGGCACTGAGTCGACTGACCACAGGACCTAGACTAACCAGCAGGGCCTGGCTTTCAAACAGTTCTTTTGGCACTGTTCCGGTTAGTCCCCATCTTAGCGGAATCTGACTCATGGCTCCGGTCAGCAGAGTCTTGAGTGCATCAGCCTTGGCCATGTGAACTTCGTCCACAATCACGCACACCACATCTTGTATAAACT